AAAGAAATACGAAGGATCAAAAAGGTAAAAGCCTTATTTGATGTATCTCCAGTAACTTTTCCGGCTTATCATGCCACGGAAGTTACAGTAAGAAGTTTACAGCAATTCCGTGAAAACAAAAAGCCAAAGCAAATTGATTTTGACTTTGAAACACGGATCAGACTAAATGAAAATACTTTATTGCTCACTAAATAACAGGTGCCACATTACTTGTTTTTAGGTGGGTGAATTTTTCCAAACAAATAAACACGGCAAATGTCAGATTTAAAAAATTTACAGGAACAGCGTGGAAAAATCCACAATCAAATGGTGGCACTTGGAGAAGTGGCCAAAAAAGAAGAAAGAGGGTTGAACACTGAAGAAATTCAGAAGTTTGACAAGATGGATGCGGAATTTCGCCAAATCACTGATCAGATCAATGTTGCGGAAAGAATGGCGGCAATCAAATCAGAACAGGCGTTAAATGCTTTTGAGCAAAGACAAGCAGAAACGAAAGGTGAAAGCAGAAGTGACAACGCAATTGCACCAGGCGCAAATGCTGGGACTTATTCAGACGTCTTCAAACGGTACATCAGTGCTGGGACTGAAAACATGACAAGGGAAGAAAGAAGCATTTTGAAAACGGGTTTGGGCGAAAGCTTAGAAACACGGGCGCAAAGTGTAGGGACAAATTCAGCGGGTGGTTACCTGGTACCAACTGATTTGGCGAATGAATTGGTGATGATCATGAAGCAATTTGGCGGCATGTTGGAAGCTGGCACAATCATACCAACAACTTCAGGGAATCCATTGAACTTCCCAACTTTAGATGATACGTCAAATGTCGGCGAATTAGTTGCTGAAAATGCGGCTTCAAATGCGCAAGATGCAGCGGTCGGACAAAAAACATTGAATGCCTACAAATACGGGTCTAAATTGATAAAAGTTTCTTATGAACTTTTGCAAGATTCGGCATTTGATTTTGTTCAAATCGTTGGGCGAATTGGAATGGAGCGTTTAGGGCGTATCATTAACCAACACTTGACAACTGGAACGGGATCTTCCCAACCAAACGGACTGATCACAGCTACCAGTGCCGGGAAGACTTCAGCGTCAAATTCAGCGGTTACCATGGCGGAATTGATTGACTTATACCATTCAGTTGATCCAGCTTACCGAAATGCGGCTTCTTGGATGTTCAATGATAGTACTTTGAGCCTCATTAAGAAGTTAACAATTGGATCGGCTGATGATCGTGCATTGTGGCAACCATCTTTTGTTGCGGGCGAACCTGACAGAATTTTAGGCAGTCCATTCATTGTCAATCAAGATGTTGCAAGCTTTGGAGCAGATGCAAAACCAATTGCATTTGGTGACCTTTCAAAATATTACATCCGAAGAGTGGGTCAAACTCGAATTAGAAGATCTGATGATCGCCACATTGAAAACGATCAAAGTGTCTTTGTGATGTTTGAAAGAATTGATGGCGAATTGATGGATACAAGTGCAGTGAAGCACCTTTTGAATCCTTCTTAATATTAGGCTGAAATTTGATTTCCATAAAAAATCCGACCCCCTGAAAAATTGGGGGGTTTGGATTTTTCACAAATAAAGACATGGCAAAGCATAATAATACACAGATCAAAGTGGAAATCCTTCAAGATTTTGGGAGTACGGCATTAAACGCAGTCTTCAAGAAAGGGGAAATTTTGTCAATGGATTCATATTTAGCAATGGAGTACATTAAGGCTAAATTTTGCAAAAGGAGCAACGGAAAAATCAATAGGGTTTCACAAATAACCATAGGGCGCGAAAAAGCAACCACAAATTAAAAAAAACGAACTATGCAGTTTGACAAAGATTTGCATGTATTTAACACAGGGCAAGGGATCAATGCCCAACTGGGGCAAAACGGATTTGAGTTGATCACAAATACAAGTGCCAATACCACTGGATATTATGCCATTCAAGTCATTGAGGATGCGGAATTTTCAGCTTTTACAGGGCAAAACATCACAGGAACTTTCACAGGGGTAACTTTTACAGATGGTCATGTGATTTTTGGACAGATTTCCAGTTTTACATTGGCATCGGGAAAAGTGTTGGCATATTTATCAGCGGTTGACGGTGTATAATCAATGATTACAAAATTCAACATATCATCAGCCCCAGCGGTCGAGCCTTTGAGTACTTCAGAAACAAAGACGTTTTTGAAAGTTGATTCAAGCGATGAAGACACATTGATTGATACTTTGATCAAAGCTTCCAGGCAATTGATTGAAAGAGAATATGATGTTGCACTGATTACGCAAACTTTGGATTTCAAATTTGATGATTTTCCAATCATCGAACATTGCAACCCAGATGGCGCAATCATTCCTTTAGTTAGACCGATTCAAAGTGTGACATATATCAAGTACAACGACACAGACGGAAACGAACAAACATGGTCTTCAAGTTTGTACACAGTTGATGCAGATGACCAACGCGAACAGGCGCGAATTGTCCCCGCTTATGATGAAGAGTACCCAGAAACCAGAATTGAAATAAATGCGGTAACGGTTAGGGCTGTTTGCGGATATGGTGATGCAGCCACAGACATTCCTGAAAATATAAAATTAGCGATGTTAATGCAAATAGCTTTCTGGTATGAGAACAGGGAAGACATGCCATTAAAGATGATGGGAAGAACTACCAGACAGCTATTGAATAATGAGTTTTTGAAAGTAATATGAATTTACAATCAAAAGAACACATTGGAAACTTAGACAGAAGGATTACATTATTAAGCCCTTCGCAAAGCCAGACAGCTAGTGGATTTGTAAAAACAGATTCTTGGACAAGTGTGGCAGATCGTTGGGCTAAGGTTGATTATGATGATGGAAGGGAAATTTTTAAAGGTGATCGAGAAACAGCGAAAACAGAAGTTTTTTTTACGGTACGAAATGACAGCACCACCAGAACAATTGATAAGACGTGGCGGGTTCAATACGATTCAAAGCAATTTGATATTACAACAATCACAGAAATAGGACGGCAAAGATTTTTTAAAATCGAAACTGAATTAAGGGAATAATGGCACAAAGCGAAATTGATAGAGAATTAAAGAAAGCCATTGATAACCTGAAGGTATTACGGAAAGGCTTGACAAGAAAGGAAATACAAGATCCTTTGAAAAAGTCTTCAAAGATCCTGGTGAAAGCCTCAAAGCAGAATATTCCAAAAGGGAAAAGACAATTTCATCACAGATACGAAGGGAAGGTCAGTGGAAAGAAGAAAGCCCCCAAAGGATTGGGGAAAATTGCGGCAACATATTACAAAGGTAATTTGCGCCGATCATTACAAACTTTAATTTTCAGGAGATCATTGAATGTTTTTGTGGGCTTCAAACGCCCAAAAGGCGGAAACAGGGGAGAATTTAAAGGAAGGAAGGTTGATGGATATTATGCAATTATGAGAATGGAATTAGGGCAAGCCCCTTTGCGGCGTGCGGTGGATAGTACGAAAACACAGATGGGAACAGACATAACGCAAAGGTTGAATGAATTAGCAAAACAAGTTTTAGGAAAATTAAAATGATAGGAAACGCAATATTCAGTTTGTTAGATTCGGATGGAACCTTGGGCGCAATTGTTGGGTCAAGGATTTATCCAACGGCGGCAACCCAAACCAGTTCTTTGCCTGACAATTATATTGTTTACACCCTTATCAGTAGTCAACCAAAAGACACCAAAACGGGGGTCAGCAATTTAGATTTTGTTAGAATACAAGTTGAATGTTACAGCAAAGACCGGGATGAAGCAGTGACCATGTACGAGCGGGTCAGAACAATATTAGACAGATATGAAGGAACGGCGGCAAGCATCGACATAGAATCAATTCAATATCAAACAGTTTTGGAAGATTACGTTTGGGAGTATGAAAGATACATTGTGGCATCTGATTACATCATTCAAGAAAAAAGATAATAATGCAATTAGTACTAATTAAGGAAATAAAAAATTCATCAGGCAGAACTTTGAAAGCTGGACAAGTGGGAGAATTTCACCCCACCTTTGCAAAGAAGATGATTGAATCAGGCGAAGCGGTGGAGTATAAAAAAGCATTACACCACCCATTCCAAAAGGGTGCCTTTGTGGATCTCTCCAAAATAGAAAACGCAACCAAAAAGACAACAACCCCAAAACCAAAAATAAAAAAGAAAACATTCTTTAAAAATTAAAAGGGTTTCTAAAATCCAATTAATAATCACAAAAAAACACGTTAAAAAATGGCTTCAGTAGGACATATTAATTCAACCAAATATCAGCTTTACAAAGGTGCAAGTGCAATTGGTTACTTGACTGATGTGCAATTTGAAAGATCAGTTGAAACAATTGAAGTGACAACAAAAGATTCAGCCGGAAACGCTGAATTTATTGCGGGGAAAGCGGCATTCTCTTACAATGCTTCTTTGATCTTTCGGGAAGATGCCACCTATGGGTATAATGATTTGATGACTGATATGAACGCCAAAACAGCCATTACAATTAAAGCGACAACCAGCGTGACGGGTGACAGTTACGAAGAAGGGAGTATCATTATCACCAGCCTTTCACGGGGTGGCGGGGTTGAATCAACCTTTGATGCGTCGGTTTCATTCCAGGGCACAGGAGCATTGACGATTGATGTTGAAGTGTAAACAACAAATAGGAAGGTGATAAAAATCACCTTCCTATATTCCTTTTATAAACTAAGACAAAAAAAAATGCAAGAAATTTTCATTGGTAACGAAAAGCGCCCAATACGTTTTTCATTTGGGGCACTTAAAAAAATGCGAAAGCTGGCAAAAGAGCAATCTATTGAAATAACAGAAGAAACTGAAGACCTGGACATTGTTCATCTTCAGGTTTTTGTAGGATTAGAAGCAGCCGCAAAAAAGCTAGGACAAAAGTTTGATCATTCTATCATTGAAGTTGAATTGTGGGTTGATGACCTTGAAATCAATGAAGTAATGGCGATCAATGAAATAATTACAAAAGAAATCACAGGGCACCTACCAAAAGCGGATGGGTCAAAAAACTAATATCACTCTCCGAAGCTGAATTACTTGAAATAGCTTTTGGGGAGTTAAATATAAAACCTGATGATTATTGGGATTTGACCCCCTTAGAATTTCATTATAAATTGAAAGGCTGGCAAAAATTCCAACAAAGACAATTGGAAAGCGAATGGGAGCGAACAAGGTGGATGACATGGACACTTTTGCAACCCCACACCAAAAAAGGGGCGTTTAAAAATCCAATGGATCTGGTATGTTTCCCCTGGGAAAAATCAAAAGAGATTGAAACGGAAAAACCAAATATTGACAGGTCAGTGAAAGATTGGATGAAGCAAATGGATGAAGATCACATCAAAAAAATGAAAGAAGCAATTAATGGCAACACTAGCAAAACTTAATGTATTAATTGGCGCAAATGTGCGGGGGCTTCATTCAGGATTGAGTAAAGCAGAACGCACATTAATTGCAAAGTCTAAAGTATTCAAGAAAGTTGGATCTGATATGACAAAAGCAATCAGCCTACCATTTGCGGCTTTTGCTGGCTTTGCGGTCAAATCCGCGGCTGACTATGAGCAGTCAATGAATGGAGTTTTGGCAGTGACGAAAGGAGCAGAAGCCCAATTTGAATCATTAAAAGATAAAGCAAAAGAATTAGGACGTACAACATCTTTTTCAGCTTCACAAAGTGCCCAGGCAATCGAAATGCTAGGGCGAAACGGTTTAACAGCAACCCAAATTTTAGACGGGGCGGCTGATGCTAGTATAAGATTGGCAGAAGCTACCAAAGCGGATCTTTCCATTGCGGCTGATATTGCCACGGATGCCATGGCACAATTCGGCATTGAATCAAAAAATATGATGGGAGTGGTTGACCTGATTGCGGGTACAACTTCAAATTCAAAATTTGCCATTGAAGATTTTCAACTTGCCATGGCGCAAGCTGGGGGCGTAGCTGGTGCCGTTGGTGTCAACTTCAAAGATTTTACAACATCAATCGCGGCGATCAGTCCATCATTTGCATCTGGATCAGATGCGGGTACATCATTTAAAACTTTCCTTACTAGATTAGTACCACAATCAAAAGAAGCAGCGGAATTAATGAAGCAGTTGGGCATCATAACAAGTGATGGAGCCAACCAATTTTTCAATGCTTCTGGTGAAATGCGGGGAATGGCTGAAGTGTCTGAAGTGCTGAAAAATGCTTTTGGTGGATTAAGTGAAGAACAAATCAATATGGCATCCAAAACAATCTTTGGAACGGATGCAATGCGGGCGGGCATTATGCTTGCAAAGACAGGATCAGGAGAATTTGAAAAATTAGCGGCTTCAATAGGTGAAGTAAGTGCCGCGAAAATGGCTGAAGAAAGATTGAAAGGATTAAACGGGGCGTTGGAAAGGATGTCATCAGCTTTTGAATCCTTAAAAATTGCTTTTGCTGAAAGTGGTCTTTTGGACTTCTTGACAAAAGTGGTTACAAAATTAACTTCTTTATTTTCGGCATTAGCTACCATCAGCCCAGTTGCAATGAAAGTTGTCACTGTAATTGGATTAATTGCGGCGGTCATTGGGCCGGCAATCGTAGTTATTGCACAGTTAAAAATTGCCATTGTTGCCCTAGGTGGGGCGGCGGCTATTGCGGGAACAGCAATGACTGTTTTATTTCACCCAGTCACTTTGATAACAGTTGCAGTGGCAAGTTTGGCGGCAATGTTCAAATTTGCATGGGAAAAATCGGAAAAATTCAGGGGCATTATATTGGGGCTTGGAAAAGTGATTAAGGAAGTGGCAAAAATGATTGGTGAAAGCCTGAAATCATTTGGCAATGGATTCAAAGCAATCAAAGAAGGTAATTTTAAGGACGCTGCAAGATCCTTTGCTGATGTCTTTGATGGTATCAATCCAAAAAAAGGTTTTACGGCTGGGGCACGTCTTGGAAAAGCTTTTTCTGATGGATATGCAAGCGGTGCGAAGAAAGTGGTAAATGAAGCAAAGGATATAATTGCAGAAACACAGAAAGCCATTGGATCGATTACCCCAACCACTAGCACACAAAGCCCTTTAAAACTTGGATCAG